TACACAGATGCCTTATACAAGACCATTTCATTTACACGTATTGGGTGTAGGTGCACTACGTCGTATTCTTCCCTATATTTGTTTTAGTCAATCTGGTCTATATGAAGGCATTGATATTTCATATGACTCAACAACACATTCTATGTCATTGGATAATGGATTGTTTTACTTCTCATTCTCTAAAAAGGTTGCGGGTTCACCTTATGGTGGAACATCCGTGAAAATGGGTAGAGAATATTCTAACATTTATAGAACAGTCACTGAAGAAATTAATACAGTATGTGGAACAAATTATACACCTGAAGAATATCACATCTTAATGAATAGAGGCGTAGGCGTTCACTTAGAAGCAGGTGGTCAATTTGTAGACATTATGCGAGCACGTCTTGCGTTTATTCTAACAAACGTACATAACTTTACTAAAGACGTAAACGCACTAACAGAATCAAAAGAATTGTTCTTAAAATTCTGCAGAGAAAAAGATTGCGAGAATGAATATGCTACATTATTTGATGTTAAAACTCTTACAGATTTTGAGCATTGGGAAAAGAATGTAGGCAAGTATATGGAGTCTGAACCAGTTAACACACAACCGCCAGTTTCACTTGAGGATTTATTTGCATGAGCAACAATATGATGGACAATACAATGAACAATTCAATACATTCAAACGACCCTGTATTTTTTACAGACACAATTATACATAGTAAACTAATTAAAAAGAAAAGTTCTATTTGGGTAACCTTTCGTAAAGAGGGTATTCATAAATATCCTCAAGCTGCAACTGATCCTAAATTGGCAACAGGCGATTGGTTAGATGTTTCATTCTTAGGAACGCCTCATAGACATATTTTTCATTTCCGTGTAGAGATGGAAGTATTTCATGATGATCGAGATGTAGAATTTATTCAGGCAAAACGTATTATGGAAAAATGGTACGCAGATGGAACACTACAATTAGATTATAAATCTTGCGAAATGATGGCATGTGATCTGTATGATAAATGTGCTGCACAATGGCCTGACAGAGATTATACTATTGAAGTATCAGAAGACGGTGAAAACGGTTGCAGAATTAGTTTTGAAAGGGTGGCAGAGTGAGTAAATTATATTATATGGGTTTAGAGCCCTATGAAGGTCGCTATACGTTACAACTTCAACAATGGAGTGAAGCAGCATTTAAGCGTCGTGGTATTGATTATGAAGTAATTCATGGTGATATTTTAGATGACTCTAAAGCAATTGTCACAGGTCAAGTACTTGATGCACACGGCCGCAGTTATTACTCATTGACTCAGATGGCGAATCTTATTAAAAAGATGAAAGCTGGAGAGATTACTTTTGAAGACACAATCTTTTTTGAAGATATGTTTACTCCTGGTATTGAAGCTTTGCCTTACATTATGGATCAAGTAAGCTATGAATATCAACCTCGAATATTTGTTCGTTGCCTTGCACAGACAATTGATCCGGATGATTTTGTTCACGTATGGGATATGCAGAAGTGGATGGGTCTGTATGAAAAAATGACAGATCAATTTGTTACAGGTGTACTTGCATCTAACGAAGAGATGGTTGCCCATATGAAAATTGCAGGTTGGGAATCACCTGTATTTAATATCTCAGGGCTTGCATTTGACAAAGATGAAGTTCGTAGTCGTGTAGCAACTCGTATTCCATTTAATGATCGTAAACTTCGTGTAGTATTTGCTGCAAGATTTGATCAAGAGAAACAACCCGATTTCTTTATGGATCTAATTGAAAGATATCACACAATTAATCCGAATGTGGAATTTGCTGTTTTATCAGGCGGTCCTTTACGTAGTAATAACGAAAAATATTTGACTCGCGCGCGAGCAATGGAAAAGACTCATAATTTTAAAATCTATGAGAATCTTAAGAAGAATGAATACTATGAATTGTTAGGCGATTCTCGAGTATTGTTTAATTGTGCATTACAGGATTGGGTAAGTAATACAGCATCAGAAGCAGATGCACTTGGTACAAATTGTTTGTATCCTGCATATAGATCATTCCCCGAAACATTTGCGAATGATCGAGAATGTCTTTATATTCCATGGTCACAAGATGATGCAGTATTTAAATTGAATACATTGTTGTTTCAAGAGCGAGCAAATTTAGGTAAATTGTCTGATTGGACATCTGGTACTATTGATCGTTGCTTAGATATTATGTTTGAAGATAATTCTAAATGGTATCGTAGCGGTAAGGATTACAGAGATTATGTCCCAGCAGCCAAGTACTAAATTAGTTGTTGTTACTGGTTCCGCTGGTTATATCGGTGGACAGACTTGTATCGAATTAAAGAAACAAGGATACGAAGTTATCGGTATTGATAACAGACATAACGAACATCTTGATAAGTTTCAAGATGAGTTTCTTCAATGTGATTTTACAGATATGGATGCTTTTAGTCTATATAAAAAGATTTATCCTGTAGCAATTATTCATTGTGCTGGTACTAGCTTAGTTGGTCCTAGTATGAAAAATCCAGGCCACTACTTTCACAATAATGTATCTAAAACAAATTTACTATTAGACTTTGTTGCTAAACATATTCCAAAGACTAAAATTATTTTTAGTAGCAGTGCATCCGTTTATGGAATTCCTACAACAAAAACACCATTGAGAGAAAATGATAAAGTTGATCCTATTTCTCCTTATGGTGAATCTAAGTTAATGGTTGAGCATCTGTTGGAATGGTATCATCGATGCCACAAATTAAATTATACTGCATTTAGATATTTTAATGCGTGTGGTGCGGATGATAAAGGTCAACATGGACAAGAACCAAATGCAACACATATCTTTGCCAAACTATTTGAAGCAGTCAAAAATAACACATCGTTTACTTTAAATGGTGCAGACTATGACACGCCCGACGGAACTTGTATTAGAGATTATATTCATGTTCAAGATATTGCGCTTGCACACATAAAAGCTATTGACAATTCTGTTCAAGGCATATATAATTTAGGGATGCTTCAGGGACATTCTAATCTACAAATTCAAATACTTGTAGAAAAAATTACCAATAAAGAAATTGTAACATTTATTAATAGACGACGCGAAGGAGATCCTCCATCGTTAGTTGCTGATAGTACAATGTTTAAACGTCTTGCAGATTGGAATCCTGTATATGATATGTCTGATATTTTATCATCTTTAAATATATGGTATAATTCTCAGACATATGAGGCTTTAACAAACCAGCGGTCTTACCCGAACATTCATCCCGCTTTATAAATTCTGCATGTCGTCAAACTTACTTAAAGAGGCAAGAGATGGCAAATAAAAAATTCTTCTCAACAAAAACATATAGACAAATAGGTCCCGTAGCGTATAGGCAATGGCGTGCAGATTCTCATTGTAATTTAATTCATGGTTATGCCATGAGTTTTCATTTCGAATTTGAAGCAGATACATTGGATGCCCGTAATTGGGTAACTGATTTTGGCGGACTACGACCACTTAAAGACAAGCTAGAAGAATGGTTTGACCATACTTTGCTAGTTGCACAAGATGATCCAATGCGCGAACATCTATTAGAATTGGGTAGATTAAAACTAGCTAAGATTACAGAAGTAGAGCGTACAGGATGTGAAGGCCTGTCTGACTTCTTATATGAATACATTAACACAATCTTTTTACCAAATTGCGGTAGCGAAGAAGCTAAAAGAGTTTGGTGTTGCAGAGTAGAAGTTAGAGAAACTGATAGCAATATGGCAGGCCGTTCAGGTCATAGAGAAGATAAAGAGTTTGAATAAAATTCAACCCATGACACCGATGCCTCAACTTGGTGATGTAGATGTATTTGACAGCATATCCTCAGATGATCTTTGGTGTGTGGATAAATTAATCTTATCAAAGAAGTTGGGGTATGTATGTGGACCTGCAGGAATACCTCCGCCTGTTCCAGGGAAGTATGTAGTGCGACCAATTGTAAATCTAAAAATGATGTCAGTTGGCGCAACAATACAATACTTAGATTCTGACTCAATCCCAGATGGTTATTTCTGGTGCGAGGTGTTCACAGGACGTCATTTAAGTTTTGATTACCACTGGGGAAAACAAACACTAGCTGTCGAAGGATTTAGAAATGATCCGACGCGTTTGGATAGATTTAGTCGGTGGACGAAAATTGATATGGACTTTAAATTACCCGAGATACTGCAAACTGTTGCAGACAAATATCCCTGGTTCAATGCAGAAGTAATAGGCGATAGTATTATTGAAGTACATTTTAGATACAACGACGACTTTGTTAATCATACTGCTAATACTATTATACCTGTTTGGCGTGACGAGTTTTACTCTAGCCTCGCAGGAGATAGATTGGGATTTATTTTAAAAGATATTTAAAGGAGAAATAAAATGTTTGGAACAAATTATACCGGCGGAATAGCATATCGGTCTGCCAGCGAAATTAATTCAGCAATGGGTCGTGTCTACGGACATATGAGTATTGCTGTTATGGTATCGATGTTTATTAGTTATTTTGTAGGCACTAGTCCAGAGTTATTACAGTTCTTTTTTACGGGTGTATTAAAGTGGATTGTAATCCTTTCACCGTTAGTAGCAATCTTTGGTATTAGCTATGTGCTAGGTAACAATCCTAGTAAAGGTGTAGCGCAGTTATGTTTACACGGCTTTGCAGCGTTGATGGGGCTGAGCTTTGCAATGATCTTTGCCGTATTCACTATGGGCAGTATTGTTAGTGCTTTTATGGGCGCGGCAATCTTGTTTGGTGTAATGAGTGGATATGGGTATTTTACTAAACAAAGTCTAGATAGTATGGGTAAGTTTATGTTTGTTGGCTTAATTGCAATTATTCTTGCAAGTATTGTTAACATCTTTATTGGATCAACTGTAATGCAAATGGTAATCTCCGCATTAGCAATTATTATCTTCCTAGGACTAACAGCATATGACACACAGAAGATTCGTGAAGAACTCAGTATGGAAACTAGTGATAGCGCAGAAATTCGCGGAGCACTAACTCTATATATGGACTTTATTAATTTGTTTTTAAACTTATTACAACTGTTCGGTGATAGAAAATAATAATAAAGAATGTTAATGTTACAAATATTGAACAAGTCAATAACGCCACTATGCGTTATATTAGCCGCAGTATCTTACTCAAACCCAAGTCATTGCGGCGGACTACACTTAGAGATGCCATTAATGTGGCTAGTAATGGCATTAGCCCATATACCCCCGTGGATAAAAAAAGATTCTAATGAATAGTTTAGAAAAAATCTGGGCAAGAGCAACAGGTCATCTAATGGGCAATACCGATGATGATAGACCAGATGTTCCTATCCTCACATTACGAGAAGCAAAAATTGCATTGTTCCTAAAAACATTCTGGGTAGCAATACATGTGGTAACTTGTTTCTTTATTATGGCGAACACAATTAGGCATTGGTAATATGAAAATTTGTTTTTTGGGTGATACACATTTTGGTGTAAGAAATGATTCTAAAGCATTTCACGCTTATTATGAGAAATTTTATAGTGAGGTATTTATACCTTATTTGTTAGAACATAATATTGATACTGTAATTCAATTAGGTGATCTATTTGATCGTAGGAAATATATCAATTTTAATTCTCTTGCAGAAGCAAGACGATACTTCTTTGACCCGTTAGAAGCAAACGGTATTAAACTTCTAACACTAATCGGCAATCATGATATTTTCTGGAAAGAAAGCTTAGATGTTAATTCGCCTGATCTGCTATTAAAAGACTACGGCAACATTACAATCTATCAAGAGCCAGGTAAATTTGTATATGATAATATTACCTTTGACATTGTCCCCTGGATTTGTAAACAGAATGAAACAGATATTGCATCATTTATAGATGAAAGTTCTGCAGATTATTGTGTTGGTCATTTTGAGATTGCAGGATTTCAAATGATGAAAGGTATCGACAATCATGAAGGCGTTGACCGTAGTTACTTTAAACAATATAAACAAGTATTAAGTGGACATTTTCATACTAAATCATCCGAAGGCAATATTACATACTTAGGCACTCCATATGAGTTAACTTGGAATGATGAGAGCGATCCTAAAGGGTTCTTCATATTTGATACTGAAACACATGGTATAGAATTTATACAAAATCCATATACTATTTTTACTAAGTTCTATTATGATGATGATAAAGTTGATCCGGATACAATTGATGTATCTATTTTTGCGAATCAACACGTTAAATTGGTTGTTGTGAAAAAGAAAGACTTTGTTAAATTTGAGAAGTTTGTAGAGAGAATCTATAAAGAAGATCCGTTAGAACTAAAAATTATTGAAGACTTTTCCGAATTTGAATCTGAAGCATTGGATGATTCTATTGACTTAGAAGATACTATGACTCTGTTATCTAATTATGTAGATAGCGTTGAGACTGATGTAGACAAGGAAAGACTCAAAACATTGCTAAAGACATTATACGTTGAAGCACAACATTACGAAGAAACATGATTAGATTTACGAAAATCCGTTGGAAGAATTTCTTATCAACCGGCGGACAATTTACAGAGATTGATTTTGAGAGTTCCCCTTCAACTTTGATTGTTGGTGAAAATGGTGCAGGCAAAAGTACTATTCTTGACGCAATTTGTTTTGTATTGTTTAATAAACCATTTAGGAATATTAACAAACCGCAATTAATGAATACAATCAATGGTAAGAATCTTATTGTTGAGGTTGAATTTGGTATTGGTAAGAAAGAATATAAAATAGTTCGGGGAATGAAGCCGGGTGTGTTTGAAATATACTGTAACGGCGATATTCTTAATCAAGATGCTGCTGCAAAAGATTATCAGAAGTATCTTGAAGAAGCAATTTTAAAACTAAATTATAAATCATTTACACAGATTGTTATTCTTGGATCTGCTTCATTTACACCTTTCATGCAATTGTCTTTAGGTAATAGACGTGAGATTATTG